CTTGTAATAAAACTTTTGTATCAGATGCAGTAGTCGCACCAGTTACAATTCCCCCACCTTGTAGTAATGAAACTGTGACTGAAGAAGTTGCTTTAATTACAGTTCCAGCTGTTCGACTAGCCATAGCTAAGTCACCAATAGCAAATGCAACTGCACTTATAACACGGTCTTTGGTCATCGTATCTTTACCTCCAGATTTTGAAAATCCAGCCATATAAGTTGTTAAAATTATTTATTTAAGAATATCTTCCATTTCATCTTCATCAAATCCTTTAAATACTAATCCAGGATGTCCACTAGAAACAAACGTCTTATTCCCAGCAGATACTGCTTTTTTAGTTTCTACAGTTTCTTTTGAAGATGTAGATGCAGTGTGAGAAACATCACTAATTTTACGTTTCTGAGCTTCTATTTTATCTTTATCAAGTTCTTTATCACCTAATTCCTCCTTAACATCTCGGTCGACTCTTTCGAATACAGACTTAATTTGTTTAGAGTTTTTTCCATTTAGGTTATAATCTGAACCTAGTATTGATTTAAACCTACTCCAATATAAATCGTCTTTATCGTTTTCAGGAGCATATTCAGGGTGTTCTTCAATGAAACTCGTAAGAGTGTCATCGGCCATTTCCTTGTAAGAATTACTTTTTTTAACATAACCTTGTTTAGAAGCAACAATATCAACTACTTTTTTAAGTCCAGCGATTTGATTATCTTCATAACCCATACCTCTTAACTCTTCGTCAATATCACTGTCATCTTCAACAATTGGTTCTGTTTTAATAAGGTCTTTTTGTTCCTTTTCACGAATCCCACGTCTAACTCTTGTAAGTTCTAGTCGCAAAGCACGTTCTTTAGGTGTTTCGCCCTCAACATCTTTTATTACTGTAGCAGAAGTTTCCTTTTCAGGAATTTCTACAGTCGGCTTATCTTGCTCGACTACTTCGTCACCGTCTTTCTTTTCTTCTTCGGCTTCAAAGTCTTTAATGTCTTCTTCAGATAAGTCTTCGACTACTTCTTTTATATTATTTTCCATACGAGTATTATTTAACGCCTCACAAGTAAGGCGAATATATTAACTTCTAATATTTATTCTTTAATTAACCATAAAAGCTTGGCAATGTTATTTGGTTCAAGCTTTACTCCATCTAAATCTGATATTTTAATTAAAGGAACTTTAACGTCAATTACTTCTTCTAAAACCGCACTAATCTTTTCATTAAATTCCTTAGCTTTTTCTGGTTCAAACTTAAATTGTTCAGTTTCTTTTCCATCTTTATCTAACACTTTAGCACCCAATTCATTAATAAGTTCGTCACGTGTCTTTTGATATACTTCAATCGCAGGGGATACATTCTTTAAGAACAATGATAACTTGAAACTTGTAAATACTGGTAATTTTTCAGCAGTTAGTATATTTAACGCTTCTAGACTATTTACTATATCTTTTAATTTTAATACAACTTCAGCACCCTCTTCTAATTTCTCTAATTCTTTGTTGTTCATACATTTAGTTTAACGACGTTGAGCGTCGATATTAATTAATTATTAAATAACTTCTTCTTGTTTAACTTCTTCGACAATAGGTTCTTCTACTAAGATTGCTTTTGGTGTAGGTTCTTCTGTTAGAACGTCAGTATAAGGAGTTGTTGAAAAACCATTATTAAGTCTATTAGCCGCTTCTTCATCTTTTGATAATACTGGTCTATCAACTATTAAACCTGATAAATAATCTATTGCTTCGCTAGTAGCATTTTCTCCTTTAAACTCTTTGACTACATTTACTGTCCCTACCTCTTCATTCATAATTACTAATTTTATTTCTTGCATATTCATATTGTTATTTTAATTTAATTAATTTATTATACTTTAGATTTTGAGCGACGAGTCTGCACCACTGGTCCATACTTGCTAAGACATTATTTTGGTCAACCTTTCGACTTCGTAAGTCTTGCTTATAAAGAACTCTGTGGGCTTCAGTCGTGTTTGATAGAGTCATCGGAACTTCTATTGTAAAGATATTCTCATTGACATTATACCAAGCCTTGAATCCGTCTTCAGCGGCAAAGTATTTTTGAAATACTAATAACTGTTTGCCACTTAACTCTTGAATCTCATCTTCTACTGCTACCTTAGGGTCGTCCATTAATAATGGGTCGACTTCTAATGATTGACCAATCTTTTTATCTTTGTTTAAAAGTTGTTCTAATAAACCAAATATTTGCTCAGTCTTCTTAGCACTTTCTTTTTTAAAAGTTTCTAAATCCTCTCTTAAATCTTGAGGAGCAGACTCAGTCGCAACTCTCTCTAATTTTTTCTTTTCTCTACCTTCTTTCATTTTTTGTTTAAGTTCCTCTGTCATATACTTTTTGTTTTACGCCCTTAAAGATAGGCGATTGATTAATTAGTGATTGCTCTAGTTAGCAACCTTTCTTTTTTGGCATTACTTTTGGTTTTGGCATTGACTTTTTCATAGTTTTATTATTAATTAATTAAGTTTTTTTTCTGCTTCTTCTCTTGTTACTGTTTCTATTTTATCCATCTCAAGTTTATTGTAAATCCATTCATCAACAGGATATTCTATTACGAAAACAACATCTTCACCCTCTTTTATGTCTTTCTTGGCTGTAACTTTGACAGCTTTACGAATCATCTTTACTTTTTTCTCAGTCATCTTAACTGCTTCAGACATTTCTTCATCATCAGCGTATAGCATTAGTAAAGCGTAAAGGTCGTGTTTGGAAATAATTGCAACCTTATCTTCTATGGTAAATCTTATAACTTTGCAAGGTTTAACATCATCAGCAAAATTTGCTTCTATCTTAAGATTATCTAATTCGAACTTTTGGTATTGCTTTATCATAATGTTGTGTTAAATTTTCTAGCCTCATTTTCTATTTGCTTGAAGAAATCCCTCAAATGATGTTCTCCTCCCTCGCCAAACGCTCTATCCCAAATTGTATGAAACTCGTCTTGTCTTTTAACAGAGCCTTTAAGATTTAGATTGGCAATGTATTCTTCTAAGTAATCTTCAACAACATCCCAATTTCTATCAGTCAATATTTCCTGTAACAATTTTCTTTTAGAATTATCCATACTATTTATTCATTGCACTAGTATTTCCGCCTTTAACTGCAGACATCATATCTGCAACAGGACTCGGTAAACTTGACGGAGCAACAACAGGTCCTCCCCCAGGCATACCAGCTTGTCCACCAGCGACTGGCGGTGCACCTGCCCCAGAGTCTTTGGCTTGTTGGTCTAATCCTGCTTGGTCGGTTAAAAGTGGCTTAGCAGCGTTTGCTTCTTGCTCGGCTTTTAATTTAGTCTGTTCTTCTTCCTGTGCTTGTTTATCTTGTGCCTGTTGCATAGCTTCTGGATTATCAGCCATTTCGCAAAGTTTCTTAGGTAACCAATTCTCAGGCTTCTCATCTTGTATGTCAAGTATCTGTTTAACTGGATAATATAAATCCATAGCTACTTCCATACCACCTTTAGGTGTAAACATCTGTCCAGTCTTAGGGTCAACTTGTTGATTCATTAAGGCTGACATTTGGTATACAACAGGGGAAACAACATTGAACAGTTCCATCTTTCTTTGACGTTCAATCTCAGGATTCGGTGAGATGATAGATTGAGCTTTAACAACAATCTTACCTTCCCACTTTAAATCTCCTAATCCTAACTGGCCATCCTTACTTCCTAATTGGAAGAATCTACGTTCAGGGCTTTCAATAAGAACACCCTCTTTATCTTCGTCTAAACCTAAATCTAATTTAGGGTAATATTGTGCTTCAATCTTTCCAGCAGGTTGTCCGTTCTCTGTATCACCTTGGCTTGTAGCATTCTCAGCTTTGTTTCCACTTTCTTCTTCGTATTCTTGCATTTCCTTTTCAGTAAGGAACTTCTTAATCTCTGGAATAGAATAAATCTGATTAGCCCAAGATAAAGTTATGTAAGCATCCATTTCAATTGCCTTGGATATGTTAAGCATCGGTATGTTAAGTCGTTTCAAGGCTGCATCTTTAGCGTGCAATATTTCTCCAAGAGTTTTACCAGTAACCTCTCCACCAAGAGTAGGGGTAATTCCAGTATTGTTATCCATTGACTCACTTTCCATATCAATTCCATCTCTGCCTCTAGGGTCAAATTGTATCTTAACTTGTTCGATTGAACTTCCTGAGAGTTTCTGTACAAGTTTATCAGGACGTATTGTTAATTCCGCTTCGCCTTGTGCTGGAGTGCCAGAGTAGAAAAGCATAGGGTAAATTGCCATTACCAATTGGTCAACAGTCATATTCTTCAACCTATCATACATTACCTTGTTGTTCTTGATAAGTTCGAATAATCCTATGCCGTAAATAGTTCTTGGGTCACGCTCTATCCAATAAGCATACCATAATGTAAGCTTGCCTTCATCATTTGGAAGCGGAGAATAGTAAAGTGGAATTTGTTTATCAGCAATATAAATAGAGTAAAGGTCTTTCTTTTTATTCTCATAGAATCCAACAGTAATCATATCATCTCTGGTCTTGGTTGCAGAATTTACACCAGTGACACCAGAATTTCCTTCTTGAACTAAAGTTCCAGCCTTTATAGATTGACTATTAGCATACATTCCAAACTCTTCTTGAAAATCTTCTAACGAGTAATCTTTTTCGTAATACCAATCATTAATTGAGAATGGGTCTGTCAGATTAGCTTTATCGTCAATCCAAGTGCGATATAAATCAAGTTTCTCACGATACACATCGTTGAACTCTGTAATTGTAGTTTTACGATACTTATTATTCTCAGGGTGTTCAGTGTCAACGCTTTCAAGTATCTCTTTATCTCTTTTAAGAATACGGGGAACTGTATGCCCAACTGCAAATCCGTATTTAGCTAAGTCAAATACAAATAGTTTTAAAGTTTCAATGCTGTTATTAAGCGACCAGTTTCTCTTCCAAATAGCCTTTGCTACGTTGTTACGCTTCTCATATTTCTCATTAGCACCTTTGAAAGTAGCTTCAGGGTTTTGGTCTATTAAAATTGATAAAGCTGTCTGAACTTTTACTAAAAGAGTAGGTTCTGATAAATTAGAACGCCAACTTCCCTCGGGGTTATCTAAATTGACAATCCTACTTGTTCCTCTAAGTCCAGTTTCTTCGTCTTGTAGGTATACTAAATTCTTATCTTTATCTTCTTTATTTTTCTGAAGCAAATTATTTGGTAGATATTCTCTATCCGCATCACGCATTAATTGTTCAAAGTCAAACCCTCCTCCAATGTCAGTTTTAGTTTTCTTTAATACTTCAATACGCTTGGTTAAGAACTTAACTAATTCCTGTTCTTTTTTATCAAGAACAATATTCTTAACTTCTTGTGCATCATTTATTTTAGTAAGTTGTTTCATATCTTATTTAAATATAAATCTATATGGCTTTTTAAATTCCCTTTACCAACCATTGCCCATCCTTCACATCCGCAATCACCACAATCGCAAAATACAGCACAAGAACCAATATCATTTAATTCTTTTTCTGTTATTCCGCTTGTTTCACAATATTTTTTTATAAACTCTGATTGTGTCATATTTATAGATAATCGTTTTGATTAATTGTGTTACTACTTAATTGTTTGCTACGTAGTCTTGCCATAATTCGTTCTTCCGCAGTTCTCAATTCTCCTGTTCTTGGTAAAGGCTTAATACTAGGAGCGTTCTCTCTTATCCAGTGCACTATTCCAACTGCTATAATCATATCATCGTGCTTTCCTTGCATCGCTTCTGGCCTGCCATTGTCAGCCTTGATAAACACAAGGCATTGTTGTAAAAATCTTTTAGTCCAGACTCCTTCTTCTAGATTAACTTGAACTAACAGATTATCTAACATTGGCTTACGACTAGAACCTCCAGTGTGGTATCCTAACTTCCTGCCAATAGAGTGGGTAACATCGTCAACAGTTTCTCTCCAGTATAAGTTTGGGTAAGCGTAAGTTTCATATAAGGTAGTAAGAACCCATAAACCTGCATTGCTCTCAACTGCCAGATATGCATTGTTAAACCATCTCCCAATCTCATTAAGTAATTCAGCAAATTCATCAGGCCGTATCTTATTACTGTCAAATTCGGCACAAGGCTTAAGAGTAAGGTTGTCAATCAAGTAAAAGGTCGAACTATCTCCTAACTTTCCCTCAGCCACATCAGCTGCCATTACGTAACTTCCTTCCGTTGTTGGTATATTATAAATTTTTAAATCACCATCTATGTAATATTTCAAAATCTTCTCTGGTAAATCTCTAGTCTCTACTTCCAAATCTTTAGGTGTTTCAGTAAGTAAATACATTATCCTCTCCTTGTTGAAAAATGTATTACCAGAAGCTATAAATGCTTCCTCAGGAGTAGTTGGGTACTCTTGGTGTAGTTTATCCCAGTCACGTTTCAAAGAGAGCCATTTAGTGTAGTAGTAGGTAATCTCTCTGTCTGATAATTTGTGTTTAAACTGATAATCTTTAAATTTAGAAGACTCTTCCATTTGTGATGTAGGGATTATACTCACAATCTTGGCTATATCTTCATCGTCCCACTGCCAGTTATAAAAATGTGCTTTAAACTCGGTGCGTAATGGCTCTCTTTTTCTATTCCAACCCTCCCAGAATATATCGTAAAAGTGTCCACCCATACCTTCCGCCGTACTCTCAATGTCAATTCTGCCATCAATAGGAACTGATGGAATTGTACCAGTGATAATTTCGTCAGCCTTAGTAGGATACTTTGCACACAGTTTTGCGTATTCTGAAATGTGAACCCTGTTGTGTGTGCCTGAACGTCCAGAGTTACTAACTGTCATCTGTGAGTAATCTCCCTCTCCGAAATTGAATTTAAGTTTGTTAGCTGTGGAAGTGTCAACATTCCAACCATCTCTCCAACTGTCAGGGATGTTCTTCCAAGCTAGGTCTACTTTTTTGTCAAATATCTCAACTGCATCTTCTTTAGTGTGAGCAATGAACAGGGAGGAAAAGTTTATTGTAAAAAGGCAATCATCCAAACTGTCAATTGCTTCAAATGTTGTAAATCCCAACTGTCTACTTTTTAAAATTACGTTACGTGTGTGTTTGTGTTTATCAAAATCTTCTTGGGCTCTATTTTTTTTAAATACTATCTTATTGACATTTTTATCAACGATTGTGTATAGTTTTGACATTCTAAGTTCCTTATTGACAATCAAGGACTTTAGTTCTGCCTGTTCTTCAGCAGTGGCATCCATATTATTTCTTCAACTCTCTTAAAATATCACCAATGCTAAATTTACCTGACACTTTTACTTTCTCTGTCATTCCTCTTAGTGCAATTGGTAAAGCAAATTCTTTTGCAGCTAACCAGTTTTCAGGATGCTTTGTGAATTGGTGTGCGACCATCTTATTTGCCATCTCTACAAGGGCTTCAGCTTTAATATTCTCAGCGAATTTAAAAAACTCAACAGCTTTGGACTTACGACCACTCCTGCCTTTCTTCCCCACGCAATTAATTGGCTTTACTCCAGTTGGCATATTTATTTTAAAATTCTATTTCCCTTTAATATTCGCCCAATTATTTAATAATCACAGCTCGAGTGGTTTAAGTATTCCGCCAGCACTCCATTCAACGGATTATGGACGGCTCTCCACTCAGGCTCTAATCACTAAATAATATTAAAATTCTCTAAAATCAGTAGTCAACTTAATGTTTTGTTTTATTTAATATATAATTCTCTTAACTTTTGATTAGCTTGCCTACGCCACTTTCTACCTGCGGCACCACGACCAGCTTTTGAACTAACTACAATTTGATGTTTATGAGCCATATTAAGCTTCTAATATTTCCTCAGCTGTAGCTATATGTTTTTCTGGGTCAAAACCATCAACTGTAACTTTATCAAATTTACCAGTTTCATCGTATAACAATTCTGACACATCAGCAAACTCATTTATAAACACTTCTCTAATTAAATCTTTAATACACTTGTTTTGTTTACCCTCTGGAATTGAAGCGTCTATAATTGTTAAAACCTTTCCCGTTAATCCTTTTAACCTTGCTTGGATAAAAGCGTAATCTGCTAACTTATTTCCAGACCAATCATCAGTGTTTTTATCTTCATAACATTCAGTTCCTGCTTTATTAATTATCATTTTACATTGATAAGAAATAAAGTTCTCTCCACCTAAACCGGGTGTAACATACTTTTTATACATAACATTACTTAACTCGACATAACTTGACTACTTATTTCAAAGAACAGTATTTAGAAAGGGGAACTTTCTAATAATTTCTGCTTATCGCTTTGTGGACTTGGTAATTATAGTTAATTCCCCTTTATTTTACTATCAACAGTATCGGAGGGATAATTGGTGGAACTTGTTAAATATAATTTACTTCCCATTATATTATCCCTCGTAGGCAGATTATTTAAATCCAATCTACCCTTACAGGATTAGATTAGAAATTAATTACAAAAAACAGCACTTTTTAGTGCTTCAACTTTTTCAACTTTCTCTGACTTAATTTATTCATTTTATCAGGTTTATGAATCTTGCAATTATTCACAATGAAAGTTTATATTAAATTAAAGTTTTACACACGAGTCGTAACCAGTGAGCCGTCTCTGACGGAGGAATTTTATCTAACTTTTATTCTTGGCTTACGCCGTAGAGAAATAAAATCTTTTAACCTAATATAATAATATCATATATTTTTTATATAGTAAAATTAGTCTACTTAGCTATTTACAAAAAAAAGTAAATAGAGTATAATAAGAATATTATAATTAATTTTAATAATATGGCCCAACCAGAAATTAGAAGAAAAATAAAAGTAGGAATGATTTTTGGAAAACTTACTCTTTTAAACTTAGAAGAACCTTTAAAAAAATACAAAAAAAGATGGAATTGCCAATGTGAATGTGGAAAAACAAAAGTCATTTTACAAAGCAATTTGATTAGTGGAGCTACAAAAAGTTGCGGTTGTTTTAGAAACTATTCAAGAAAATATTCAAAAAGGGAAGGTATTCATAATTTGTCAACATCAAGATTCTATCATATTTATCAAGGAATGAAAGGAAGATGCTTAGTAAAAACAGATATAGTTTATTTAGAATATGGTAAACGGGGTATAAAAATTTGTGAAGATTGGATGTCTTTTATAAGTTTCAAAAATGATATGTATGAAAGCTATTTAGAACATATTGAAAAATTTGGGGAAAAACAAACATCAATAGATAGAATAGATAATAATGGTAACTATTGTAAGGAAAATTGTCATTGGGCAACTTCTAAAGAGCAAGCTAATAATACTAGAGCAAATACAAAAAATAAATTTTTGATAGATGTTAATGGAGAAAATATAAGTTTATTAGATTTTTCTAAAAAATATAATTTAATGATACCAATAATAAACAAGGCAATCAAAGAAGAATTTTCTATTAAAGAAATAATTGAAGGGCAATATAAAAAAAATACTTCTAAAATGATTTCTTATAAAGAAATAATTATTGGAAACGATATATTAAGTAATCTACCCGAAAAATGGAAGACAGTTATTGAATTGAGATATGGTATAAAAGATAATAAATTTAGAACATTAGAAGAAGTTGGTATAATAATAGGACTTACGAGAGAGCGTATTAGACAAATAGAAAATAAATCTTTAAATAAAATATTTGGGATTAATCGAAAATACTAATGAACTTAGATATTGACAAATAAAAATTAAAAGAGTAAAGTAATTATATTGACAATTAGCCCCGCCAATTTAGAAAACACTCTTTTGGAGAAATCCAAGCCTAACACTTACCCTTGGCGGGGCGGGTGAAGGGCTTTCAGAATAATCTGGAAGAGTGTTTTTTATTTAATTAATTAAAAAAATACGACTAATCCTCAGAAAGAAAACGGCTATACTGCTATTTCTAATGAAATACTGGATGCTCTAATAAGGATAAGAATAAATGGCGAGGCTCGCCAAGTATTAGATTTTATATTTAGAAAGACCTATGGGTATAACAAGAAAGAAGATGCTATTAGTTTAAGCCAATTTGTTTCAGCCACTGGTCTAAGAAAATCTGCTATTTGTAAAGCACTTAATAAACTTAAATCAATCAATATCATTACCCAAAAAGTAAATGACGTAGCAAATATTTATGGAATATTAAAGGATTATAGCCTTTGGAAACCATTACCCAAAAAGGAAACGTTACCCAAAAAGGAAATTACCATTACCCAAAAAGTAAATGCGTCATTACCCAAAAAGAGACCCACAATAACAACTACTACAAAAGACAATATTACAAAAGACATTATCAGCGACGTCTCGTCGCAAAAACAAGAAGACCCTATAAATAAAATAATACAAACATTCTATGAGTCTGGTAATAAAGGGATTAATTTTGGGAATAAGACTGAACGTGCTGCCGCAGAATGGTTGTTAAAAGAATATGGTCTGGAAAAGACAATTAATACAATAAAATATGCTATTGAGATAAGCGGTAAGCAATATGCTCCAATAATAACAACTCCTTTCCAATTAAAAAATAACTTAGCTAAATTAATAATTTATTATAAACGTGAGCAAGAGCCTAAAAAAGGAGTAGCTCCAATATTTAAACTTTAAAAATATGTATCAACTAAAATTAATGGGTAATGAAATCTTTTTAATCGGTAAAGAGGAAGCAGAACTTTTTTCAGGAAAATCTGGATTAGTTTATATCCCCTCTATAGGAGGGCTGATTAATGTTTCTAGTATTATTAGTATTATTCCAGAAGAACTTGCAGAACTTAATTCGCAACG